GTCAATAAACCAGGGGACATACCAGAGATCATCCACTTTCCGTTACCCCTGGTCCACTATCGTTCCACTCGTGGCCAACCGGTTGAGCACCGCCATCACGTGGATCGCCTGCATGATCGTGGGGGCCGTCCTCGTGGACCGGGTGCTCAACGTCCTCGGTAAGACCGTCGAGGGCGTGGCCGGTTCGGTCGGCGAGGCGATCCGGGCCGGGGTCGGCGGAGAAACGACCGCCGGCTCGGATCCACTCGCGGCGTTCGGCATCACGGACCTCGCCGACCTCGCCGACCTGGCCGACATCGAGAACGAGGACTCGGATCGCACGATCTGGGACCCGACCCTCTACTCCCTCCCCGACCCCGAGGACGATCGGATCATCACGATCGAACCGGGGGACTCCCTGATCCCGAGGTGACCACCATGAAAGTCACGAGCACGCGTACGAACGCTTTCGAGTTCCGATACGCCGACGACGACGGAGCCGTGTTCGAGACGGCGAAGGTCGATGACGACGGCAACCGGATCATCCGGTCGCGACTCGAGCTCGACCCGAACCGGTGGAGCAACCTTGGTGAGCCCAGAGTCATCACCGTCACCATCGAGTCCGGTGACACCCTGAACCCGGCCTCCTGACCCGTGGCCAGGTCCGCGGCCAGAGCGAAGCCGGCCGAACCTTCCGTTGAGGAGGTCGGCTCGTTCATGGGGTTCTACAAGCGGTTCTCGTCGTCGCAGAACGCGGACGGCGGAGTGGACCTCGTCATCGGTGTCCCCCGCGCGCACAAGGCGGAGATCCTCGAGCTGACCGACACCGAAGGCGAGATGCTCCTGTTCTCGGTGCAACGCCGGCTCCGCCCCCGCCTCGACATGGAGGAGCTTGAGCCGGTTCCCGACGACTCGTTCCGGGTGTGGACCGGTCAGACCGATGACTGACCTCGGTGAGCTCGCGAAGCTGGCCGACTCCGACCTCCTCCGCGCTCGGGTCAACAAGCTGTTCGACCGGCTACTGGATGAGGTCGAGTGGCAGTTCAACAACGCGACCCCTGCCGGCCGCAACGCTCTGCTCCAGAAGGCCCTCCCGCTGATCGTCGCGGCGACCCGGTCCGAGGAGGACGACGCCGAGCTCACCGAGCTCCGGTCGCAGATGGCCGAGATGCAGTCGGAGATCCGGCAGCACCTCCTCCCCCCCGCCCTGACTCCGATCGACACCACCGCCGAAGAAGTCCGACTCGATGAAGATTCTCCCGAAGCTCCTGGGTGAGCTGTCGATTCAGGACAAGAACCTGTCGGTCCATCGGCTCGTCCCGAACTGGGCCCAGCTCGAGTACCTGGCGATAGCCGAGGAGCAGCTCCGCACCACCGGCCGCATCCGCATCATCGTCCTCAAGGCACGCCAGCTCGGGATCTCGACAGTCACCGAGGGACTCCTGTTCACGATGGCGATGATGTACCCCGGCTACCGCGGCCTGGTCATCGCCCACGAGGTCCCCGCCTCCCAGAACCTCCTGGCCATGACGAGCCGGTACTGGGAGACGTACCCGTACCGCCGGCTCTACACAACGAAGTCGTACTCGAAGAACAACATCTCGTGGGTCGAAACCCGGTCCTCGATCGACGTGGCCACCGCCGGCAACAAGGCCGTTGGTCGTTCGGCCACCTTCCACGGCGTCCACGCGTCGGAGCTCGCCTTCTGGCCCGATCCGTCGACCGCCATGCTCGGCCTCCGTCAGACGGTGCCGAACGCGCCGGGGACGATAATCGTGATGGAGTCCACGGCGAACGGGATGGGCGACTACTTCCACAGTCAGTGGCTCGCGGCGGAGGAAGGCGAGACGGAGTACCGCCCTCTGTTCCTGCCGTGGTGGAAGCACTACGAGTACCTGGCCTCCCACATCGGCCTCGAGCCCCGCCCGCTCGGCACGATGGACGAGGAGGAGAAGCTCCTCTCCCACCTCATCCCCGAGAACGAGCTCCTCGACCGTCTCACGTGGCGGCGGTGGGCGATACGCAACCTGGCCGAGGGCGACCGGCTCAAGTTCATGCAGGAGTATCCGGCGACCCCGGAGGAAGCCTTCATCGCGTCGGGGACCAACGTGTTCCCTCACGACCTCCTCAAGCTCTGCTACAAGCCGAAGGCCGGCCAGCGCGGCATCCTGATGCGCGACGGCGACAAGGTGACGTTCAAGCGGACTCAGGACGGGCCCCTCACCTTGTTCTCGAAGCCGAGCTCCAACACCGACTGGGGCAAGTACCTCGTGGCCGGCGACCCGACCCACACCACGCGCGGCGATTACGCCGTCATCCAAGTCATCAACCGTCGCACCCTCGAGCAGGTCGCGGTGTGGCGAGCCCGGACTGATCCCGGCACGTTCGGCGAGGAGCTGTTCAAGGTCGGACTGTTCTTCAACACGGCGCTCGTCACGTCGGAGATCGAAGGCCCCGGCTACATGACGATCGGGAAGCTCCTCGGCATGAACTACCCGTACGTGTGGCAGAAGCGCCGGCCGGACTCCACGCCGGGGAAGGTGTCCACCGAGCAGTACGGATGGTCGACCACCGCCCAGTCCAAGGGTCTGGCCGTCGGGTGGCTTCTCAAGAACGTCGTGGACGGCGACCTCGTCCTTCACGACCGCAAGACCTACGAGGAGATGCGGAACTACGTCACCCTCGACGGCGGCGGGTATGGCAACGCGAACGAGGAGGACCACGACGACACCGTCATGGCTCTCGCTATCGCTGCCGCGTGCCACGCCCTCGACGGCCCCCTCATCCCATACGGCCAGGAACGCGAGGGCCCGAACCTCAACCCGCGGCTCAACCTGATGATGGGCGAACCGACCGACCTGCCCGAGCTCGAGGAGACGTGGTGATCGACGCCGGCACCCACACCCCCATCCCCACCGACGAGGAGTCCGCCTGATGGCCCTGTTCACCTTCCGTTGCGTCCAGTGCGGCACCCGTCAAGAAGTCCACGGCCGCGTCGGCGACACCCCCGGCATCCCGATCTGCCGCGTGTGTGGGTCGATGTGTCGCCGCGACTACCGCGCGGACAAGCCCCAGCCGGCCCCGGTGTGGCAGGAGCACTGGAACCCCTCCACCGGCACCGTCGTCTCGGACAAGAAGCGGATGCAGTCCGATTTGGACCGCGCGTCCGACGCCCTGTACGAGCGCACCGGCATCGAGCAACGCAACGTGGTGGTGGAGCGTGGCGACATGGCCACCCAGCAGCAGCACCTCGGAGCTCCCTGACCCCCGCCCGATCCCTGCCCGATCCCCGTCTGATCCTCGTCCACGGCTCATTGGTGGACGGAGGGTAGAATCCGCCTCAGTGTCCGACGCTGTTCCTCCCTCTCCGGTCGACGGATCCGACTACAAGGTCGACTACGCGACCGCCGGCCGCGTGCGGGAGCTGTTCTTCCACGCGCGTAAGCAGCGGCAGCCGATCATCGAGCGGTGGGTCCGGTCCTACGAGGTGCTCCACAACAAGATGTGGAGCCCCAACCGCGCCCCGTGGCTTCCGTCGCCGCGCGTTCCCGAAATCTTCCCGATCGTCCACGCGATCGTGGCGTGGGAATGCGATGCGTCCGCGGTCTACGACGTGGCTCCGAGCTCGGACCCGAACTCCGACTACCACACGATGCAGGTGATGCAAGCGCAAGACCTCCGCACCGTGCTCCGTACGTCGTGGTCGGTGAACAACTACGAGGCCGAGGTCCAGAAGTTCCTGTGGGACAAGAACACCTACGGCACCGGGATCTCGAAGGCGGTGTGGGATCCGTCCCTGGCGAACGGCCTCGGTGACGCCGTCCTCCGTCGCGTCGACCCGTTCTCGTTCTACCCGGACCCGACGGCTTCGGACATGGGGTCGTGCCGGTACATGATCGAGACTTCCGAGATGTCCGACGAGGAGCTCGAGGAGCGGTTCCCTGGCGCGCTCAAGCACGTCCAGAGCCTCAGCGACGGCACCGTGGACCGCGCCCCCACCCAGATCAAGGACGGCACCAGCGCGCTCCCCAAGGCGAACCCGGGCCCGATCTCGCCGAACAACTCGATCAGCTACGGCCTCCCCGGTCAGGGACGCAACTCGGTCAAGGACATCGACTCGTCCAACAACCTCGTCCTCGAGTGCTGGTACCGCTGCGACTGCGACGACGCCGACCACAAGCCGGCACCGCCGGACGCTGGTGACGGCGAGGTCACCGACGACACCCCGTCCGATCCCCGCACCCGTGACCGCAACGGCTCCTGGCACTGGCATGTGACCGTCGTGTGCGGCGACGTGCTTCTCCTCGACGCCCCGGCCACCGAGCTGTGGGGGCACGGCGAGCACCCCTACGACCGTCTCGTGCAGATCGAGACGGGCGAGTTCTGGGGCATCAGCCTCGTGGAGATGCTCAGCCCTCTCCAGCGGTCCGTGAACCGGCTCCTCGCCGCGATCGAACAGAACGTGTGGCTGGCCGGCAACCCGGTGATGATCGAGCCGACCTCGTCCGGCACGCAGCGCACCAAGATCGCGAACCGGCCCGGGCAGCGGATCCCGACCTCGAACGTCAACAACGCCCCCAAGTGGCTCGACCCCCCGCAGATGCACCCGCAGATCGCGATGCAGCTCGTCACGTTCTACGTCGGTGAGATGGAACGCATCTCGGGGCTGTCGGCGATGGTGCGAGGGGCCACCCCCACCGGTCGCAACGCTCAGGGCGTCCTCGACGCCGTGCAGGAAGCCGCCTTCGTCCGCATCCGCCTCGGGCTCCGCAACCTCGAGACGATGCTCAAGGGGTCCGGCACCAAGATCGCCAGCCTCATCTGCGAGTTCTACGACGTGCCGCGCGTCGTCGCCTACGTCGGACCGAGCGGCGAGCAGACCTTCGCGGCGCTGTCGGCTCGCCACTTCTACACATGGGACCCTGACGCCGCCGACATCACCCCGATGCGGTTCCAGTTGCAAGTCCAGGCCGGTTCCACCGTCCCCACGTCGCGTCAGGCTCGAGCCGCCGAAGCCGACACCCTGTTCGCAATGGGGGCCATCGACGGCGAGGCCGTCCTCCAGGCTCACGACTTCCCGAACTGGCCGACCGTCACCGCGCGCGTTCGCGAGATGCAGGCCGCACAGGGCACCTTGGGTCAGCCGCCCGGGGCGCGTGCCGCTGCGGGGAGGACGAGCTAGTGACGGCTCCAGCACAGCCTCGAGCTCCGAGGTTCCTCGCTCACCCCAAGTCGTTCTTCTACCAGCCGGTCACGAACCTCTCCGTCATGTCGGGGTCGTCCACGGTGACCTCGTACCTGACGACGAACTCGATCGGGAAGATTCCGTGGGGAACCGACCCGTCGCTGTGGGATCAGACCACCTACGAGTCCGGGCCCCACCTCGAGAACGTCGACACGCTCATCAACTGGACGGTCATCAGCGACAGCGACACGTTCATGTCGACCCACCGCGTCACCGGATCCGCCGGGTTCTCGCCCAAGGGCCTCGTGTTGGGCTTGGCGGTGCTCCGCAATCAGGCGTCGACCTACCTTGGTGTCGGGAACTACGGCGACACACACAGCTACGCGTGGTCCCGCAAGCACGGCATCACCGCCGACGGTTACCTCATCCGCGACCAGAACTTCGACGGGTACCTCGAAGCGGCGAACTCGATCACGATGTATTCGTTCCGCGACCTCCGGTTTCCGACGAAGGCGAAGCATTCCGACGACACGTGGGGCAATCAGTCGGGCAAGCGGCTCGGGTCGTGCGCGGCCAACATCCCGTACGCCCCGCTCCTCGCCACCTACGACTGGGGTCTGACCGGCGAGTACCCGGCGATGCTCAGCCTTGTCATCCCGTCCGACAAGATGAACGCGACCGAGTTCTTGTGGCCGTCCACCCAGAGCGACGGTTCCGGTGGTTCGAGTCCCGTCAAGTACGGGATGGTGTTCCGCCTCAAGGCCAACTACGCCATCCCCTCCAGCCTGTCCGAGCCGGCCAAAGCCGTCCTCCGCACCCTCAAGAAGCGTGGTGCCGTAGTGATGGATGTCGGGGGTCCCGGTCAGGCCGGTTTCGGGTTCGCCTACGACCCGCGCTGGAACCATTCCGAGATGGTGTCTCTGTTCAATGACCTCGCCTGGTCCGACTTCGATGTCCTCGACATCTCGTCCCTGTCCGTGTCCGCCGACTCTATGGAGATCACCAACTAATGGGCAAGCTCACCAACGATGGCGCTCTCGCCGTCCTCAACTTCCTGACGGGTCGCGACACCGACCCGCACACCGTCGGCACGCAGGCCCGCGGCACCTACATCATGCTGACCTCGACCTCGACGGCGTCGGTGTCGGGGGCCCCGAGCTCCGACCCGGACCAGGCGACGGTCGCCCAGTGGACGGCGAAGGAGCAGGGTGCGTCCGTGCTCGGAGCCGGCTACACGACCCGCTGCCGCGTCGATGACGCCACCGCTTCCATCTCGTACACGGGTGGCGTCGGGGCGAAGGTCGGGGAGCTCACCGCACCCCAGGCCGACTTCACCTGCACGGCGTCCGCGTCCGGCAACGTCGTCGGCTTCGCGCTCGTCACGGGCGGCGGTGCCGGGGCGTCCGGCGTCGGCGGCACCCCCTCCTCGGTGTGGGCCTACGCTGACTTCGACGGTGGCGGAGTGTCCGTGTCGTCCGGGCAGACGTTCCGTATCGCGGCGAACTCGGTCAAGTTTCGCACGGCGTGACCGCGGACCCTCGTAGCGGTCACCTTCACGAGCGGATGTCGTAGTGCCGACCATCGGTCCCGTCATCGTCACCACCGGTACCGGTGGGTCGAGCGCCGACATCTGCTACAGCGCGCGCGACTACTCGGCGTTCACCATCGCGTCCGTCACCCAGCTCCAGAACTACGGGGTCAACACCAATCAGGCGTACATCACCGGCTACCGGTTCCGCGACCTGAACATCCCGGCTGGGGCGACGATCACGAGTGCGACCATCGACGTGCATCCCGGGGGGTGGCGTAACACGGTCAACCTCGACATCTTCTGCGAGAAGGTGCAGAACCCGTCGAACAACTGGGCGGGCGGTTACCCGAACCGCCCGATGGACCGGGCGTTGACGACGGCCGGCACGAACTGGAACGCGACTCTCACTACCGACGCGTTCAACACCTCCCCGAACTTCGCGTCGGCGTTGCAGGAGGTCGTGAACCTCAACGCGAGCACGAGCGTCACGACGCTGCACGTGCTTCTGCGGTCCTCGGCGACCGCCGGAGGGTTCGCCCAATCCGAGTACGCCGGCCACAACCAGAACGGCACCGGCACTGCGCGCAACCCGCGCATCACGATCACCTACACGACCGGCGACGCGACCCCGACCGGTGGCATCGTCACGGCCACCGTCACCTCGCCGGCCACCACCGGTCAGCCCACGGCGCGCTACGAGGGCAAGACGGACTTCGACCCGCCGCTCGGGTCGTTCAACATCTACGCCAACGCGCCGATCATCGGGGCTGCCGGGGATGCGATCCCGACCGTCTCGAGCTCGCCGCCGAAGGCCACCGTCACCGTCGTCGGCACGGCCCCGCAGGTCATCTCGACGGTCACGGCCACCACCCCTGCCGCGGCGACGTTCACGATCTCGGGTACGGCGTCCATCACGTCGATCGTCAACCCGACGACGAACACCTCCCCGCCCGAGGCGTCGTTCGTCATCGCTGCGAACCCGCCCACGATCATCCCGAACGACGGTGGTGGTCCGACGGGCCCGGTGGGGTGGCCGACGTACATCTTCCGACACCGACGAAGGAGACGCTGGTGCTGAGCCTCGAGATCGAGGTGACCGCCGAGGTCATCAACCCGGACGGGTCCATCGACCAGACCACATCGGGAGTCGTCAGCATCCCGTTGCCCGACGGGATCAACCCTGACGACCTCAACCCTGACGACCTCGACCTGTCCACCCTCATTCCCCGCGACAGTGGGACGATGGAACCATGAGGGCCTTCGTCCATTCCGTCACCGCTTCGGCCTCCAAGGTCGCCGTCCCTCCGGGCACGATGGGGGCCCCGAACTCCGTTCTGCTCAAGAATCCGCTCGGGTCCGGCATCACCATCTACATCGACGGTTCCAACGCCGTGTCCGCCTCCACCGGGTTCCCTCTCGCCGCTGGCGAGTCGGCCGCGTATGACCTCGTGGCCGACGAGCTGTGGGTCGTGGGTGACGGTGCCGGCTCGCTGCGGGTCCTGGCGCGCTCCTGACCGATGCCTGAGCACTCGACCTCGGGCAACTGGGACTCCGCCCCCCACAACCCTCTCCGCATCGAGAACACCGAGATCGAAGGTGGGGGCGGTGGTGGGGGCGGTGGTGGGGGCGGGGTCACCGATCACGGCGCGCTCACCGGCCTCAGCGACGACGATCATGGCCAGTACGAACTGGCCGGCGTCGAGGCCATCGACAACTCGGGGACGTTCAGCATCGTCGGTTCCCCCCGCACCGTTCGCCTCATCGGGATCGGGCCGACGGTCAACATGGGGCTCGCCGCCCCCTCTGACCTTGGCCGCAACTTCTACCTGAGCTACGCCCCGAACTTCGCCACGACCGAACCGGCCTCCGTGTTCAACGGGTTCAACACCCACGAGATCCCGGTCAACTGGACGATGCGCCTCACGGCTTTCGCCTTGAACGCGACGACTCGCGTGTGGATCCCGACCGCCTGCACCCCGGCGACCGTTCCCGACCTCCTCGCCCAGATCACCCACCCGGAGACTTCCGGCGTCACCGATCACGCGCTCCTCACCAACCGGAACCACACCAACGCCCACAACATCGCGTCAATCACCGGACTCCAGACGGCGCTCGACAACCTGGCAGCGCAGACCGGGTTCGGGTTCATCGTGTTGGATGCCGGCGACCCCGTTCCAAATGGGACGCCGGCTGGGACGAAGATCCTTCGCCGACACTGATGGCTCTCCTCGGTGAGATCCGCTGCGAGAACAGCGTCCTGTTCGGGTCGGGGGCTTGGGTTGTACCCGGTGCGTCCCTGTCCAACACGCGCTGCCCGATCGCTGCGAACCTCCCGAACCCGGCGGTCAACCTCGACAAGGCGATGAAGTGGTGGCCGAACCCCGTCGGAGCCAATCAGTATTGGTACGAGAAGCAGGGCATCCTGATGCAGGACGTGGTGAATCGGGCCACGTCGCTCACTTGGGCGTTCGCTCATCCGTCACTGCCGAACCCCGCGATCGACACGTACTCGATGCGGTTCTACATGCACACGAACGGGCCGACCGCGGGCGCCGAGCACCACTTCATCTCGTTTCTCGAGGGGACCACGCTTCGGTGGGCGTTCTACGGCGGCGACTACGCCTGGTCTGGCGTCGGGTCCCCGTTCGACTTCACATACCAATGGGGTGGACACCAGCCGTACGTGAACTGGCCCGCCGGCGGTGGCACCAACGGTACGACCCGGAGCTTCAACCCGGCCGACGGCCTGGCCACCGGGGTCACGTGGCGCATCGAGATCCAAGTCCAGCCGTCGTCTCCGAAGATCACCCTCAAGGCGTACAACTGGAACTCCACGACGCCGTTCAAGACGATCCAGACCACCCCGACTCAGGACGCCGAGATCACGACCTCGGCGAATCGGTTCGAGATCGGGTCGCCGAACAACGTCTACTGCGCCGAGACGTGGTACGGCGACTTCGAGTGGTACGACTCCTACGACTTCGACGGGAAGGTCAATAAGCACTACACGCCTCCCCCGTTCACGTGGACCGAGTGGAACGGGACCACCGAAACGGCGGTGGATGACGAAGGTGTGTGGAACGGGACGGCGATCAACACCACCGACAAGAACAACGTCCACGATTACAAGCGCGAGATCCACTACCCGGACACGAACTACACCAAGACGACGGGCGTCGATGTCCGCACCGACAACCTCCACGGGTTCAACTGCGTCGACATCTACATCCCGAACACCACGGCACCCGCGAATGGGTGGCCGACGATCCTGTGGGTTCACGGCGGGTTCTTCGTCCAGGGCGACAAGAACGAGCTCCCCATCGAGTGGGCGAAGCACTGCCTCTACCGCGGGTACGCGGTGGTGTCGGTCAACTACCACCTGGCCGTCGCGCTCCTCGGTCTGGGGCCCACCGCTGGGACGTGGCCGGCGTCGAACTCGGGGAAGTGGCCGTCGTTCCTGATGGACGTGAAAGCTGCCGGCGATTGGGTGAAGCGCGTAGGGGCTCAGGGCACGGGGGTCTACCCGCTCGACTCGACCAAGATGGCGGTCACCGGCTACTCGGCCGGCGGCGGTATCGCGTTGTGGACCGCGGCATCGACCCACCTCAGCTCCTTCAACGGCTACAACCTCACCCTCTCGAACACCCCGTACGGCGAATCCACCAGCGGCGTCGATCCCGAGTTCCTGTGCGCGTACGGGTTCGCCGCTCCCACCAACATGCTCAAGGCATGGGACTGGGATCCGACGCACCCGAACCTCGGGGGCGGTTGGCTCCTCGGCAACACGACGATGGGGACGTTGCGCGTCACCGGCAACGCGATGCTCGGCCGCACCTACAACACCGACTCGCGCACCGACCTCGGCAACCTGTCCGTCGGCAACGTCGTCGCGGCCAACGCCGCGAACTGCCCACCCCTTGGCGGGTGCTGGGGCGGGTCCGACTACCTCGTCCACTGGGAGCACCGCACGGACCTCGAGTCCGCGTGCTCGGCGAACGGGGTGCCGTTCTCCGCGACCACCAACTACGCCTTCCACGACCTCGTCAACGAGCAGTTCAAGGAAACCCACTTCTTCCAGTTCCTCCAGTCCCACGGGATGACCCCGGGCCCCTGACGGCCCACCTGTCACCCGTCCACCCACATTCCACTCCCCCCCCGTACACTTTCCATCAACAGACCAAGGGAGTACCTCATGGTGAAGCCTCGACTCGGTTCCAAGACCGGCAACGCCGAGATCCGCCGGACCGGCCACACGAGTCAGAACAAGTTCGGCCAGGGCGCGGCCCAGGGTGTCAAGGAGCGCGGCATCAAGTCCGGCTCGGGCACCGTGCAGGACACCGGCATCGGCTGAGTCGCTGTCATGGCCGCGGGAACCCGTCAGACGAACACGATGGAGGAGAACCTTCGCAAGATGCTCTCCTCCATCACGGAGCTCAAGCTCTCCGATGATCCCGACTGGGACCTCATCGAGGGGCTGGAGACGTCGATGCTCGGGTACCTCCGCAGGCCGCTCGACAGCATGGCTCAGCAAGGTCTGACCGCTGCCCCCCCCGCCCTCGCCGGCATGGGGATGATGGGCGGCGGTCAGGCCCCCGCCGGCCCCGCCGGTCCCCCCGTGATGGCTCCCACCCAGATGGGTGGCCTGAACGGGCGTCCCTCCATCCCCAGCCCTGACGAGCTCAGGCGCATCCTCGGAGCCAACGCCGCATGACCATCGAATCCCCGGACCCCCAGACCGACGACGAGCGGGAGCTCACCCTCGAGGAGCAGGTCACTGCCCACTTCGAGTCCGGTGATCCCGTACCCGACGAGGAACCCCCCGCCGTCGAGGAGGGTTCCGAGGAAGCCGTCGACCACATCGAAGCCGACGACGACGCCTCCACCACCAACACCGCCAACACCGCCACCACGGACGCCGATCCGTACAGCTTCGGTGGCCGCACCTACACGCGCGAGGACGTGGAAGGTGTCGTGGCGTGGGTGTCGAGCCTCACGCCCGAGCAGATGGTCGCCATCGAGCGGGCCCTCAACCCGGAGCCCGTCGCGGAGCAGCCGCCGGCCACCCCGCCTCCCGCTCCCATCACCGAGGACGAGGAGATCATCGACGGGCGTCTCGCCCAGTACGTCGATGAACGATTCTCCCAGGTGTCGGATCAGCTCGACGCCATCTCCCGTGCCGCCGAGCAGCAGCAGGCCCTCGAGGCGCAGCGCCAGGAGCAGATCCTGGCCGAGGCCCTCACCGAGGCGCGTCAGGGCACCAAGGAGAAGTTCGGTCTGTCCGACGAGGACATGGCCGCTCTCGAGGAAGCCACCACCCGATCGAACTACGTCGGGTACCTCGCCCAGCAGCGTGGCCTCGCGAACCCCCGAGCGGTGTTCGAGGAGGCGATGGAGACGGTGTTCTACGCCACCCCCGAGTTCCGTGAGCGGGTGACGCAGGATCAGGTCAACAAGGCCATCGCCGATGCTGCCAACCTCCAGTCCAAGAAGTCCAAGGCCGGCTCCCTCGCTGGCCGCGGAGGAGCCGCTCCGAAGCCCAGCTCGGACGGCGGACCCAAGACCCCCCAGCAGCACATGTCCGCGATCGTGGATCTGCTCAAGAAGGACATGATCGACGCCTAGTCGGTAGTCCTGCCGCAGTTCTCTCCTTCCCCCGGGGCCTGCAACCCAACCTAGAACCCAAGGGGTTGAAGCCCCGAGGAGGAGAGAATGGCCACCACCGTCGGCACGTCCACGGTGACCGCGATCGGGCGACATCACGTGATGCCGCAGATCACCGAGGCGGTCTACGACAGCAACGCCCTCTGGTTCCGCCTCACGAAGGCGAACAAGAAGCAGATCCAGGGCGGCTACCAGATCGAGCTCCCGGTCCAGTACGGGCGTCCCACCAACACCCAGGCGTACTCGGGCTACGACGTGCTGAACGTCGCCCCCTTCGACGTGATCCAGAACGCGTCGTGGGACTGGAAGCAGTACGCCACGACCGTCGCGATCGACGGCCTGACCCTCATCAAGATGGATCAGCCCGAGGCGATCGCCAACGTCATCACCACCCAGTTCGACCTGGCCAAGCGCGACTTCGTGAACAGCCTCGGCACCGACCTCTACATCGGTTCCTCGGGCAACTCGAAGAAGATGGAGGGCCTGCGGGACGCCATCAAGGCGTCGGGCAACTACGGCGGGCTGGACAGTTCGCAGTCGTACTGGAAGTCCGTCATCGAGTCCACCACGGCGCTCGGTTCGGTCACCGTCCAGCTCATGCAGGAGAAGATGTTCGGACCCCTCACCAAGGGTCGTGAGCATCCGACGATCATCGTCGCCCGCCAGGCGTTCTACGACAAGTACTTCTCGCTGGTCTACGGCTCCGGTGGGGCGGGTTACCCGACCCAGGTCCCGGCTGCCGGTGCCGACGAGATCCTCGCCACCGCCGGCTTCACCAACCTCCTGTTCAACAACGTGCCGATCGTCGTGGACAGCCAGGTGGACGACGGGTCCGGCTCGAACGGCAAGGCGTACTTCCTGAACGAGAACTGGTGGAACATCGTCGTGTCCCCCCGGGCCGACATGGCGATGGAGGACTTCCAGACCCCCATCAACCAGGACGCGATGGTCGCCAAGGTCCTGTGGGCCGGCAACACGATCTGCTCCAACCCGCGCCTCCAGGGCGCTTTCACCGCACTCTGATCGGGAGGCCATAGAACATGTCCGCAGTCATCACCAACCCGCGCGGTGCCTTCCAGCAGGACATCGACGACTCGCTGAACAGCCTCGGCGAGTCGATCACGATGCGTGCTGCCGGGGCCATCAGCGTCGGGCAGATCATCAAGGCGGTCAAGACGACCGCTGTCGTCGGCGGTGCCACCGTCGATGTCATCAACGCCGACGTGGCCACCGCCCAGACCGACAACGTCGTCGGGGTCGCGGCCACCGCGGCCATCGCCGCCGGGGACCCCGTCTCCGTCGTCGTGAGCGGACCGGCCAAGGTCCAGGCGTCGGGATCGAACGTGGCGACCGACACCGGCATCAGCGCCGGGGCGTCGGGTCAGGTGGCCGCTGCCACCGTCGGCACGTTCGGCACCCGCAAGACCCTCGGGTTCACCCTCGAGGCGACGGGCACCACGGCCGGTGCCCTCAAGTGGGTCTGGGTCGCCCCGGGCCTCACCTACGCCTCCTGATCCCACCCGATCAGCACACCCACATCGAGGGGACGGTCCTCCGGGGCCGTCCCCTCGACGCGTAGAATCCCACTGTCACTCCACCCTCACTCCACCCCCAGGGAGCCATCGACATGGAAGAACTCGTCGTCATCAAGAACAAGGACACCAAGGTCGAGTTCTCGTACCCGTACGGGAACGACTGGGAGATGGTGGTGATCCCTCCGAGGAAGGAGAAGATCGTCCCCTGGTCCGTGATGACGGCGTTCATGGGCGACCCGACCCTCCGCAACACCGACTACTGGCGGGAGCGCGACGAGGTCTACGAGAAGCTCATCGTGTTCTACGGTGGGGAAGCCCCCAAGATCGAGGCGTACACCCTCGACGGGGCCCGCATCACCACCATCCTCGATGATCCCGCCGGCGACGCGATGGCCCCCCAGCCGGGCAACACCTCCGACGTGGGCCTCCTCCAGAAGCAGATCGAGGCGATGCAGCAGAAGCTCGACGCCCTCACCCGCGCCGAACTGACCGGCATCGCGGACGCGGTCGTGGATGTGGAAGGTGAGGACGACCTCGCCGAGGACGGCCCGAAGAAGGTCCCGACTTCCCGATGAACTCCCGCCCGTTCGGAGCCGAGCAGTTCGACAAGCTCGCCGACGTGACGGGCCGGCTCATCCGCGTTCACCGCGAACTCGGCGAGCTCCAGGCGGCGGAACGCGAGGGGCGCGTCCGATCCTTCGAGAGCTCCGACGCGACCTCCGTGTCCGCCGCTGACCGGTTCGCCGACCTGAGCGTCCTCCCGCTCTCCGTCGACATCATCAAGCTCAAGGCGGAGTCGCGGGCGCTCGAGGTCGAGTGGCAGTTCCTCCTCACGTGGATGGAGGTCAGCGTTGGCGTCCAGCGCGGCAGTTGAGGAATACATCGAGCTGACGGACTTCACCCCCGGCATCCAGTCCGGCTGGGGATCCGTCGGCGGCATCGGTCCCTCGGGCAATGGTGCCGCCCAGATGGGCAAGACGTGGGGGTGCTACGGGCCCCCCGAGGGTGGGCTCGCCCCTACCCCGCGTCTCCTCTCCACGATCACCACGTCGGGGTACTCGTCGCGCACCGCTCCCCCCGCCGGCTACCCGACCGGTCTGCGGATCCACGACATCCAGGCGGTGCCGAACTTCCTCACCCCCAAGACCGCGCCCGCGAGCACGACGAGTGCCTGGTACAAGGGTGCCGGCAAGACGAACGAGAAGGACCTCGTCCTCGTCACCGTTGAATACTTCACCACCTCGGGTCTTGGGAACGCCGAACGCGTGCAGCAGGCCACCTACTACAACGCGCAGACCGGAGCGTGGGCCACCAACAAGGGAACCATGACCAGTTCCGTGGTAGGTCAGACCCCAGCCTTCGGCACGGCCAACGCCCTCATGGTCCGCACCGCCAGCGGTAAGGGGACGGCGATCACCGACCCGGACCAGTCGGTAACCGTCGACCCGAACGCTCCGATCAGTCAGATGATCTATGTCGGGTGGTTCGGCGGGGTGGTCTACAACCAAGTCTGCTCCGCCGTCATGTTCATGTTCGGGGATCCCGTTCTGGGTTACCAGCGTGGCACTCCGCCGAACGTCGCCCTCGAGGGTGGCGTCATCACTTGGGAACCTTACGGGTTGGTCCCGTACGCTGATCCCGACGGTGACGGGCACTTCCTCTACTGGCCGCGCCACGGCGGCACGCGCGGCTTCTACCACCAGGGTCGGTTCTGCTACACGTCGACGCGCTTCAACGGCGTCGTCCTGCCCGAGATGGTGCTCGGCGACAGCCAGTACGCCGCCTCGTGGGACGACTCGTTGCTCTGGTTCCACGACTCGTTCGCCATCCAGAACTTCGACAACAACCACTACCTCACGACCCAGACCGTCTCCCCCGGGATCTTCGGGGCGATCGCGTCCCTGAACAACAATCAGCTCCTAATGATCCACTCGACCTCGGGTGGAGTCATCGTGTCCGGGGACCTCGGCACGTCGTTCAACCCGATGGTGTTCCAGCAGATCGAGCCGACGGGCCCCAACCCGCACACCCCGACCATCACCCCGGCCGGCGTCGTGTACGGGTCCTCCAACGGGGTGTTCGGCTGGAACGGGTCCGACACCTCCCAGTGCCTCTCCCCCGGCCTCGAGGGTCAGTTCTGGACCCCGGAGTGGGCGTTGGACTGGTCGAACCGTCAGCCGTGGACTCCGCTCGGCCGCTTCGAGTACCGCTACCCGTTCGTGTATGCCCCGTACAACTGGATGATGGACACGCGGTCCGGGGGTTGGTTCCGCATTCACCCGACCGTCGCCCAGGACCAGGCCAGCGCCGCCGATCTCGGTGGCAGGGACCTGATGAACTGGTCGGCAGGCACAGACAGCCTGTGGGCCTCCCAGCTCGAGCAGGCCGCGTCGGGAGTCGGTGCCGGTGAGGATCTGTACCTGTTCGATTTGGACGGGCCCGCGCGCTCCTCGTACTCGTGGCACTCCCAGCCGATCGTCCAGGGCCGCAACCGGATCACGCGCGTTCGCGAAGTCAACATCGTCGCCCAGGGGACCGGCACCATCACCGTCACCGTCGAAGGTGTCGACGGCACGAGCTCGGCGGCGAACTTCACGGTCAACTCCCCGTCCCGTCCCCGCATGTACACCCTGCCCGTCAACGCCGACGCGTGGGACATCACCGTCCTCATCGAGGCGTCGGGATCCAGTGGAGGAGAAGCCCCTCGCCTTCACCGCGCGAGCCTCGGCGTGCAGGCCCGCGAGAGCGCCAAGTGAACTCCCGGCACTGGCTCCGCCTGTTCAACAAGAGCCCGGAGTCGACCGCGGATCATCGTCGCAACCTCGAGCAGATCGCCGACGCGATCAACACGTTGCCGTTCGGGTCGACGGTAGCCAAGTACGTCCGCGACCCAGCCGAAGGGTTCTCGCTGTGGATGGCGACGGTGCCGAACTTCTCTGGAGCATGGACGCCGCTGCCATTCAGGGCGGGAAGCGGGACCTTCATCAAGTCGAACTCCGATGACGGCAAGTTCCGCGACGACGGGTTCCTCGTGACCGAAGGCGGATGGTGGGAGTTCCACTGGACCCCGTTCGTCCTGGCCATCGGATCGCAGTTCGGGTTCGGCTCCGCCCTCACGTTCAACACCCAGTCCAACGGCATTTACAACGTCACGGTGGCACAAGAGGAGCGAGGTGTGCAGTTCGTTGCCGACGCGAATGCCGGCCTGATGGGCACGTCCTCCGCGATCATTCAGCTCCCCCGCGACACGCTCGTTCAGGTCTGCGCCCTCCAGAACAGCGGAGCGAGTCGTCAAGTCGGGATTTGGCAGTTCGCTGCCCGACGCGTCCTCGAGAGGTAGGAGCACGCCATGATCCAGTCCGAGATGCTCGCGATGGTGCGATTGCGACTCGATGAAGCCCTCCCCGGTGTCGGGTGGTCCGACGCCGAGATCCGCGGGTACATCAACGAAGGGTTCCGCGACATCGCGCGCCGCACCGAGACGATCGAACGCACGCAGACGATCTCGGTCAGCGCGGGTGTGCAGGAGCACACTCTCCCCGCCGACATGATCCGGTTGCACCGGGTCGAGTGGAAACCGACCGGCCAGTCCCAGGTGTACCCGGTCGAGTACCACGACTTCCAGAACATGGACGCCGTGTGGTGGACCGGCAAGGAGACGGCGTCGGGGACGCCGACCCTCTGCACCATGTGGGGGTACCCGCCGTCGCTCAAGCTGATCCTGTACCCGCGGCCCCAGCTCGCCGGCACGCTCAACGTTTACTACTACTCGGTGCCGACGGGCCTGGCCACGGACGGCACGGACGCGGCGGTGACCATCCCGGTCCCGTCCGGGTGGGAAGATCTCGTCGCCGAGTACGCCACCTACCTCGCGTTCCGCAAGGACCAGAACCCGCGATGGCAGGAGGCGCGACTCGCGTACGAGGACAACGTGACGCGGATGATCGACCTGACGCGACGGTGGTCCGACCAGCCTGGTGGCGGAATCTCGAACAGCATGGGTGGCCTGCCGGCGTGGCTCGCCGGCATGGACGAGGACTGGTGACCGGCCCCACACCTCCGATCGTCCTCTCCCTCTGCGACCTGACCGGCAACATGGTGCGACCGTGGCGTGAGGCCGGGTTCGAGTGCTGGATCGTCGATCTGCAGCACCCTGCCGGCGAGCAGTACGTCGATGACGACCAGATGGGTCGCCTCGTCAGGGTCGGCGCCGACATCACCGA